GCGCCCAGCAGCTCGGCGACGGCCGGCACGGTGCGCAATGCGTGCGCCTGACGCATCGCGGCATCGCGTTGCAACGTCGTGATGACTTCGAGACCGCCCGCGTTCTTCCATGCCTCGCAGATATCGCGCCACGCCTTCGAGCGCTTTTCCGCATCAGACACGGCATAGCGCATATCGAATTCGTCGGGTTCGAGCAGCGCGCAATGTACAAGCGTGCCATTGAGCATCGCAGGCGTGGGCGCCTTCGGCGGCGCATCATGCGGCTTCGCCAGCTCGTGATAGTGGAATGGCGATTTCAGCAGCCGCTTAGCGCCCGTGCAGCTCAGGCCGGGGCCAGCGTGATAAGCCTCATTCGCCAGGAAATCGAACGTCACGCCTTCGCCGGGCTCAAGGCCATGCGTGGTCAGGTAGTCATCGACGACGCTACGCGGCATGGCTCGCCCCGAGCTGCAGCTCCGACACCAGACCTAGGTCATACATCGCGGTCAGTTGCTGCGCGGCGTAGAAAGTCGCCATGCGATCAGCCAGGAACATCGCGACGGCGTCACCGCTGCGCGCCGACTCGCCCAGCACCATCAGCAGCCGCTGAATCAGGCCACCCGGATCGGTGCGCAGCATCGCGCGCAGGATGTTTTCAAGCGTCGTCTCGGGATCGTCAGGCGTGCTCGGGCAGGTGACGATTTGCTGGCCCAGGCCATCGGCGCAGCGGTCGATGGCGGCGCGCACTTCGCGCTGCAACTGGCGGTAGAGCGGCAGCGGATCAGGCGGCGGGAACGGGGGTGGCATCGACATGGCGGCATCCGTTTGCAGGGAGGCCATTCCACATCCAGTTGCAGCGAATCAGCAACTAGTTGTCAACTGAACAACTAGGTCATAGCGGAATGGATTCCGCAAAACGCGTGGTCAGTAACCGCTCAGTCAGGCTCGCGTGCAGTTGTCACGCACCAATGAAAAAGCCCACCGTCTCGGGTGGGCTCAGTTGTCGAACGAGGGAGCGAAAGTTTATTTTGATGGGGGGTTCTTTCACGGTGTTAGCCGCGCATCGTCACCACCTCCGGATTTCGGCAGAGACAAGCCCAGTCCTGCATGGCTTTCGCGACAGACCATATAGATACGCGTGAACGCACGCTCTTGTTCCATAGCCGGCAGCGTATCGATCCACCGGGCAACCTCGCGCGCCAATGCGCCGTAGTTCGCCATCTCAGGTTGATAGTGTTCAGGCTCGCCGGTACAGAGCCAATACAGATCGCATTTGAGCCATTTCGCCGCCTTCGCGACGTTTTCAGGCCGCAGCGTTGAGCCTGGGCGCCGCTTCAGATTGCTGATCGCCTGGGTACTCAGATCGATAGCCTCGGCCAGTTGTCCACGTGATTTCCCTGCGTGCTGCAGGGCTATATCGATACGGTCAATCAGTTTCATTTCGAGCCCTCTTGAGGTTGGTTTGAGTAGGTACTGGCCGGGTAGCACATGGTTGCACGTTTCGGCCGGTTCTTGCAACTAAGTGTGATAAGGCGTTGAATCGATCCCCCCGAAGCTTCTCATCAGTTGCAGAAATGGACAAGTCCACCGCTTTTGAACTTCTGGGCGGCGACGTGCACTCGGTTGCGCGCCACCTCGATTGCAGCCGCAGCGCCATCGACAAGTGGCCGAAGTCCGGCCCGCTGCCTCGCAAGGTCGCAGATCGCGTCCTGGCCGCCCGCGTGCGCATGCGCGCCGAGCTGCTGACCGCGCAGGGAAAAACCCTCGATCCGCTCGAAGCGCGCGCCGTGGCGCTGTGAGGCGGTCGCCATGAAGTTTTTCAGCTTTCATATCGGCGACTGGTTGCCGGCAACGATGGACATGTCCCCGCTCGAAGAGGGCGTGTATTGCCGACTGCTGGTCTGGTACTACAGCCATGAGCAACCGCTGCCGCTGGCGTTCAAGGACTTGAATCGGATCGTCCGCTGTCGAACCCGCGCTGACCGCGAAGCCGTTCAGACCGTCGTCCATCGTTTTTTCGTCGTGACTGATGACGGCTGGCGTCACGACAAAGCAGAGGCCGTCCTGAAAACGTACTCCATGGGTGACAGTATGAGGATCGCGAGGCGCGAAGCCAACGCGGCACGACAGCGCGTCTCCAGGCAACGCCGTGATGCCAAGCTGGCCGCAGTCATCTCGATGGGTATCGAGGTGCCCCTCAGTACGTCTCAGAGTCAGCTCGACGCGATTCTTTGTGACCAGGGCGTCACCCAGGTTGTCACGCGTGACGTGACCTGTGACATCAACCGTGAGTGCGCAAGTGACCCCGTATGCGCGCCTGCCATTAACCAAGAACCAATAAAGGGCGCGCCTGACGGCACGCCCCCCGCGCGTGCGCGCGAGCGCGTGCGCGAGGCCGGCGGCGTGATCGTGATCGAGCCGACCGATCCGGCCCGACGCCATGCCGCCGTCGCTGCTCTGAAAAAGGGTGGATTCCCGATGGCCGATGCGAACACCAGCGACCCTCGGTTTCTCGCTCTGTTGCAGGCGGGTGTAACTGACGATCAGTTGCGGCTCGTGGCATCCGAGGCAGTTGCACGCGCGAAGCCGTGGGGATGGTTGCTCGCAGTTGTTCAGGGCCGCATGAACGATGCAGCCGCTGGATATGGCCCAGGCAGGGCCGCAAACGGGCGTTTTAGCCCCGATCACGACCGCGTGGCGGGGTTGACACCGACCATCGCCAAAAAGCCGCCAATCGCGCACTGATCGCGCCAGGTCTACGGCCTTCTGCACCGAAACGCTTGCCATCCTGCTATGCCCATCCATTCCGTCCATCCGTACTGTAAACCGTGCTGTGCTGTCGCCGCATCGAGCATGCATTGGACAAGCGTTGAGCGTGACCGCGTGCGTCGTGCCTCGCTCGTGCTGCTCAGCTCGACACGCGGCGTTCACGCCCTGCGTTTCACCCCCCGGGGGGGTCAAAACCGCCTGCCGGGAGGGGCAAAGAAATTTTGGGCCCCTACGTGCGCGCGGGAGTCCGAAAACCTCGGTCACTTTTTCCGGGAGTCCAAAAACCCGGCCCAAACCCCCCGCGCGCACTCTGAACCGGATGCAACTGGCATTGAGCATGCCCGGCAGTGCTTTCAGTTGCCTATCCCGTCGATTGCTGCAACCTGTGGCGGGGCTGTCCGATGATCGCGGCCTTGTTCGTGCGCCAGGACAGCGTCTACAAGCGGTTGCCGGGCGTGGATGCCTGGGACATCGACCGGGATGCGCGCAACTGGCCGGGCGGCTGTCCGGTCGTGGCGCACCCGCCGTGCCGGGCGTGGGGGCAACTGCGTGCGCAGGCGAAGCCTCGGCCTGATGAACGCGAGCTGGCGCCGTGGGCGATGGAACAGGTTCGGCGCTGGGGCGGCGTGCTCGAACACCCGGTTCATTCGCGACTGTGGGACGTGTGCAGGGCGCCGCGTGTCGGGCGTCGGGATGCGTGGGGCGGCTGGACGTTCACGATTTCGCAATCGTGGTGGGGGCATCGGGCCGAGAAGCTGACGCGGCTCTACGTCGTGGGCTGCGAGCCGGGCGACATGCCGGAAACGCCGCTGATGCTCGGGGATGCGCCGCGCGTCATCACGCAGAGCAAGACGGTCGGGAAAGTGCGGGTGCTCAAGGGACATCCGATGTGGCGACCGGAAATCACGCGAAGCGAGCGCGAGGCCACGCCGCCGGCACTGGCCGAGTGGTTGTGCGAGCTGGCGCGGCGCTGCGGCGAGAAGCCGCTCACGATGCGCGAGGAAATGGACGCTGAGGCTTGGCAAATCGCCTATCGCAGGGGCGCCCATGCTTGACGAAAAGCTGACCGAGCATGTCCTATCCAAGCTGGCCCTGACCTACGGCGTGCGCTTTAACGACCAGTACAGCGGCATGGAACCCGAGATGGTTCGCCGCAACTGGGCGAAGGAACTCGACGGGGTGAGTCTCGATGGCATTCGCTACGCGTGCGCGAACCTGCCCGAGAAGTACCCGCCCAACGTTCTCGAATTCCGGCGCCTGTGCCATTCGCGGCGCACCGAGGCCTCGCGCCTCGCGTTGCCGCCGCCGAAGCCTCGTGGCATGGACGACCGCATTCGCGAGCGCGTGGCGGCCATCGGCGCGCAGAAACGCGACCTCGACCCGAAGGCCTGGGCACATCGGCTGCGCATGCGTGAGCTGGCCTGCGAAAACCTTTCACCGACTCAGCGCGCTATGTGGCGTGCCGCGCTGGGTTCCATTCCGACGCCGCAGGAGGATGAAACGTGACCGACGAACCCGAAGAAGACCTTGCCGAATTCCAGTTCTATGCGATGGGCAAGCGCGGCGCGCGCGAACTCATCATGCGCGTGCATGACGAACGCGCCGTGGCCCTCGACGCCGTCGTGAAAGCGTGGCGCGCGTGCGCGCGGCTCGGCGACCGACGCGCCGTGTTCGAGGTGGCGCTGATCCCCGTTGACATGAGCGTGATTGACGATGAGCCCGAGGCATCGAGCCTCATCCTGCCGCCGGGGGTGCAATGATCGACCGCCGCGATTTCGATGAATGGTGGGCCCGCGAGCTGGCCCGCAATGGCGGCGAGGCCATCGGCGCCGATTACCGGCACTGGGCTGAGGCCGGCTTCATGGCCGCTGCAAAGCTCATGAGCCAGCACCTGAAGGCCCAGAAGCAGCGCGCGAAAGCGCAGCCTGAGCGACAGCCCGGCTACTCGGTGTCGATGTCGGGCTATATCCGCACGCTGGCGAAGGATCACGAGGCCAACCTCCCGGCCCCGCAGCTCGCGCGCCTGCTGGTGAGGCAGGCCGGCAAGCCGTGATCGTGGTTCCACTGCGCACCGTCCCGGGCATGAACACCCGCGAGCACCCGATGTCGCGACACCGTCGCGTCAAAGCGGAAAAAGAGGTGATCGCCTGGGAGCTGCACAAGGTTCAGAAGCCGGCCATTCCCTGCAGCGTGATCCTCACGCGCTTTGCACCGTCCGGGGGCCTCGATGACGACAACCTGGCCGGCGCTCTCAAGAGCGTGCGCGATGCCGTGGCCGACTGGCTCGGCGTCGATGACCGCGAACGCACGACGGTGCGCTATCGCTACACCCAGACCCGCGCGCCCTGGGCCGTGGGCATCGAGTTCGGGCCGCCC